CAGTTCCAAGATGCTGCCACTTAAACTCGGCAATCACCTCAAAATCGCCACGCTGTTTTCCTTTCCAAGCATTGCCGTCAGGAGCTCCATGCTGTTTGCAGAACTTGGTGTTTTCCTCAATGCACCGCTTGCATCGTGATGGAACGAGTTGACCATCACTGTTCATCTCGTAGGCAAACACAAGTGCTTCACAGCGCACATCATCATCGGCGGCTTTGGTCTGACTGCGAGGTGCCTTCGCCATTTTCAATGATGCCGTATTTCCAACAGTTTTCTTTGTCTTGGAACTACTGACTGCGCTGAATAGTAGAGCAAGCTCACTTTCATTGAGCTTTTCTTGGAATGCTCGCATATCTTTGGCGGATGGGTTCATAATCTCTTCTATCATTGTGATAAGAGTAGCATACTGGGGAGTGTTGGGAATATTCAATGTAGCCATAATAATCTTTGTTGAGTTCTTGGTTATCTACTTACCTTTGGAGCTTTGGAAATTTATCCATCAAATTTTTTTACCATTGATGGATAGATGTCGATGGACTATTATTGAATAAATTCTATAAATAATTATTTATTGAATAAATTCTATAAATAATTATTTATTATATTTTATAATATATATATATTAGTATTTATGAGAATTTCTCGAACTCTTAGAATAAATTATAATAGATCAAAAAAAAATAAAAAATATGGAGGAAAACCTCCATCAATTCCCTTAAGAAATTTATTAACAAATATAAAGAGCTGTGTTGTCCACAATATTAATAATACTATATTGATAGCAAATTACGGTTTAAATCGTATTGAAGTATTGGATAGTAACAGACAGCATATTGGTTCATTTGGTGAACAATACTTATATCATCCTAAATTTATTAATGTTGATCCAGAAAATGGTAACATTATAGTTACAAATAGATATCATAATGTGCAAATATTTGATAGTCAAGGTAATTTTATTAGGGTAATCGAAAATGTTCCTCCTATAAATTTTCAATTTCCTCCATATGAAGTTGCTGTAGCATCAAATGGTAATATATTATTAGCAGATATAGAAAATAACCGTATATGTATAACAGATAGCAATGGAATATTACAATTTAACATAATAAATTATGGTCCAGGAAGAGTATTTGATCATCCTTATGGATTATGCGTAGGTATAATTGATGGAGTAGAAAGAATACTCGTATCTGATAGCCATAATTCTAATATCGTAATTTTTGAATTAAATGGAGAATTTTACAGAACTATTAATACTCTCGATGAAGAAGACACAACCATTGTTAATATAGCAGTAGATGATAATAATACAATTCATTGTATTCCAGGTGAATTAAATGACTCTATAAATTTATATTCAAGCCAAGGCGATCTTTTAAGACGGGTCAGACTTCAGGCGCCAGTATCAATTACACCAAGAGTTATTCGAATAGACCATAGAACTGGTAATATATATTTAACAGACCAAACTAATAATATCATAGCTGTTTTTGACCGTAATTATGTTTTTCTTCATTATATACCTGAAATTGAAATAGATGCAAAAATAATATACACACAAGCAGATATCCCAGTAGGTATTGATGATAATTATGAATGTGGTGTTTGCATTGAACCTCTACTTCAAAGAAGTACAATAGATTCTAGAAAAAATGTAAATGGTTATATTGTGCAGCTACATGAAAATCAGCAAGCTCAAGCCCCACATATGTTCCATTTTAAATGTATTAAACCTTGGTTCGAGTCATCACGACTTATAAGTAGAAATGTGCCCTGTCCAATGTGTAGATTTGTTTGTGAAAATTATTCGATTTTAACTGAAACCAATATATTAGAACAAAATGATGGAGTAGATTTTTTTGACCCCCCTGAACCAGAACATGTTGCCCCCGGTGTATTAAATGTTGTAGAAAATAAACAATTATTACCATGCAGTCATTATAATGGTAATCAAAAAGAATGTATAGACAATAAACCGAGATGCTTATATAATTTATTTAAGAAACAATGTATAAATAATTCAGAATATAAAGGTGGTAAGTTAAAATTTATTAGTAAACAAAATAAAAAAAATAGAAAATTTTGTAAACGCTCATTTAAAAAATTATATTGATTTGATACATTTATATAGTTATTTATCTAGTGGAAATACATATTAAAATTTGATTCATAATTTTAATATGTAAATATTCTAATAAAATTATTAATCACTATAAAAATGCAAACCTTAGTAGATATTAACAGTAATCCCAGAGATAAAAATATAGTCATGGATGAACCTACACATGTATATTATCTAAATAGTAAACCAATAAGTATAAGTGGAACTGGTTTTCTACATCTGTTTTTTGAACCTTTTAATAGTAAAAAAGCAGCTGAACAATTATTTAAAAATGCTAAAGTTGGAACAAAATATTATGGTAAAACAGTTGATGAAATATTAGAAATGTGGAATTCTGGAACAAATGCTGGAACTATTATGCATAAAAATATTGAAGATTTTTGGAATGGCATCAATAAGTTAGAGGAAATTGGAGATAAAACAAAATTTGGATTATTTCACCAATGTTATGGTTGGTTAAAAAAAATTGGTTTAGAACCATATCGCACTGAATGGATTATATATGACGAAGATTATGATATAGCAGGTTCTATTGATTTTGTAGCTAAAAATCCACAAACTGGTAAATATTGGGTAATTGATTGGAAAAGAAGTAATCAACTTCGTCGTAATAGTTTTGGTAAAAAATGTGGATTAGGTCCTTGTTCAGATATAGAAGATTGTAATGGATTTCATTATCAGATACAAGTAAATTTATACAAGCATATTCTTGAAAAGCGTTATGGAATTGAGATAGAGCAGTGTTGTGTGATTAATCTTCATCCAGATTGTAAAACCCAAGATATTCTAATTGCTGATGATATGCAAGATAAAATAAAAGAAATGATACAATATTGGTTAGATAATAAAACAACACTACTTGAGAAACATAGAAATCATTAGTCAAAAAAAAACAGTAGAAAAAAACACTATAATGTTTTTATTTTTATTAGTCATCAATTTTTGGTGCGATGTAAAAACTTATTGAACTTTCCATACCATCATTGTTGTTAATATCACTTAATAGTGAAACTTGTAATAAAAGTGGGGATTGATTATCAGCATATATACGAAGTTTTGGTTTGCATATATTTAGTATTTTTGGTATATTCATTAGATGTTTTGTATTAAAACGGAGTATAGTCTTTTCATCATTTTGTGAAAAATTCTTTACTTCCATAATTTCAGAACTTGGTTTAATCTTTAGACTAACTAAATCACTTTTTGCGGTAAATACTATTTTATTGTCTATAATACTAAGTATTACTTCGTCTGCGTCAGTATTTTTTATATCCGTAAGAATTTTTGTAAATCCACTCTTCTTAGTCATTATTAAATTACTATTCAAACCATAAGATGAAATATCCAATGTCTCTGTATCAATATATATCTGATTTAGTGAGTATTTATTCTTATTATCACCATTGGTCAAAATAATATCTACAATTGAAGATTGCTCTTTAACACGCATTGAAATACAGTCACTTTCAGTCATAGATCTAATAATAGGTTTTAAAGATATAGTAGAAAGAGAAAGTGTAATGGGTTTTTCAGCTACAAGTCTAGTAAATTGGTCAATAAATAACTCAATATATAATAAACTAACATGAGAACCATCCATTGCTTGAATATTCATTCCATTTTGATGAAATTTAAATGTGATATTATCTGTTATATTTGCTAAAATATCAATGATACCTTTAAAATTACTATTATATCTAAAAGTACATTCCATTGAAATCTTAAATTCTGTATATTTTTTATTTTACTAATAATTATAAGGGTAATTCAATTTTTTTTAAAAAAATAAACTTATAATTAAATTTTTAACTATAATTTAAAACAGAATACTATACTATTGTTTTTTGGGTCTACCTTTTGCTTTTGTGGTATTCGACAAATTAACAGGTGCTACCGTATCATTATTTGTTTTATTTTGAACTTGCGAAGAATTGGCTACACTATTTGATTTATTAGCCAACCATTCTTTTTTACTATTAATAATATCTACACAATCCTGCTCAGTTAAAGCATTTGGATCACGATTACCAATACCATAATTTTTTTTGTTATGCTGAAAATATAATCCATAAGGCCCCTTCCTAATTTCATATTTTCCTACTGTAATTGCTTCTGATTTAGCTTGTATTTTTGCTGATTTTGCACTTATCTGTTCTTCTATAACATTAACCGCTTCTTCGATGTCTTCCTCTTCAACAATTTTCATTCGTCTATTCGCATCAATAAATTTTAGTCCATAATTTTCACCACGATAGCTAAGATAATGACCATATGGTCCATTTTTCAAGATTACTGGTTCTTCAATACCGTTTCCATTATCATATAATCCTAATTCAATATCGGATTGTTTATTACCTAAGATATGTTTTACTTCTGGACTAGAAAGTTTTAATTGAACTACTTTTGGATGAAATGATTTATATACCCTATCGACAATTTGCGCATATGAAGCTTTTTGTTCACATATTAAATCAAGTTCATCTTCAACACTTTTTGTGAAATCATAATTCATTATATTATCAAATTGCTGAACTAGAAATTTAATTACATTTTCTCCTAAAGGACTTATTGTTAATTTTTTCTTTTCTTTTCCTAATACTGTCTTTGTTTTTTTAATTTCTATTTCATTTTTAGATGTTAGTATGATATTTTCGACATCTTTTTCTGTTCCAGCAAAGTCTCTAATATCTACATAATTTCTTGTTCGTATAATTGTTTCCATAATATTAGCATAGGTGCTAGGTCTTCCAATACCTTTGCTTTCAAGATCTTTAATTAGACTTGCTTCAGTGTAACGACATAATGTTCTATTATATGATTGTTTTGAAATGGCCGATTTATGTAGTAAATGTGGTCTTGGTTCAATAGTTAATTTTTTCATATCTTCCAAACTAACTTGACTTATTTCTTGTGAATCATCGTCATCCGCTTCAATAGATGCTTCACTTAATTCATCTTTTCGATATAATTTACGCCAACCATCAAATTCCAATTGGTCAATAATACATTCTAATTGGTCATCAAGGTATTTTGTAGTTGGTTTATTCCAATACATATCTATAGTAGTTGTATTTCTCATTATTCGTTGATTAGCCATTTGTGAAGCCATTGTTTTTTTCCAAACTAATTCATATACTCTTGTTTCACGAGCACTCCAAGCTTCTTTCTCTGAATTTTTAATTGGATATTCATCTAAATGTGTAGGTCTAATTGCTTCATGTGCTTCCTGTGCGTTAGAACCTTTATTTTTATATTCACGAAGTTGATGATATTCAGTTCCATATCTTGATGTAATTTCACTAGATATCATATCAAGTGCCTCTTTACTAAGAATTACACTATCTGTTCGCATGTATGTAATTTTACCAGCTTCATAAAGCTTTTGTAAAATAGACATTGTTTCTGTAGGACTCATACTAATTATACTAGAACAGTCTTGTTGAATTGTGCTTGTAGTATAGGGTTTCGGTGGAGCGTGTTCTACAACTTTTGATTGAAAATTAGAAATTTTAAAATATCCATTATTACTTATTTTTGTGTAAATATCAATTATCTGTGATTTATCATTATATTTCTTTTTGAAATTCGCTGTTAAATTTAATTTTTGATTAATTTCTGGATATAACAATACAGATATTGAAAAATTGCTTGTTGTATCTTGTGATAATATATCATTTTCTCTCTCCCATACAAGTCTTACAGCAGGACTCTGACATCTACCCGCACTAAGATGTCCCCCAATAAATTGACTAACAAGGGGGCTAAGTTCAAATCCAACTAAAAGATCAAGAACTCTTCTAGCTTCTTGGCTTTTAACTAATTGCATATCTATTAATCCAGGATTTGATACAGCATTTTGAATTGCTTTTTTTGTAATTTCTTGAAATTTAATGCGTTTAACTTTAGATGGATTAAGTCCAAGAACAACTGCTACATGAAAACATATCGCTTCACCTTCTCTATCTGGATCTCCCGCAACCATAATTTCACTACATTCTTTAAACCATTTACGCAATTCAGCTACTTGTTTTTTTTTACTATCCATTATTCCATATGTAATATTGTAATTATCATTAAAATTAATAGATTTTAAACCTTCTGGAATATCTCGAATATGCCCAAAACTAGCTTTAACAATAAAATTAGGGCCTAAAAATCCTTCAATTTTACCACATTTTGCTGGTGATTCTACAACAATTAATGTTTTTACACTACTTTTTGACATTATTATTGTTTTAGTTTGAATAATATATAAATGAAATAATCAATTTTTTTAGTATTTATTTTATTTATATTACAATATAATTAAAATGGCTCTTAAAAATAAATCTATAAATAATAAAAAAATAAAAATAAATAATAGATCTAAAAATATCAAAAAAAGTAAAAAATTCTTGTTAAAAGGAGGGATAGATTGCAAGTCATTTGTAAATGATGCGGATTGTCGAGCACATGTGCCCGAATGTTTATGGAACGTTTTTAAAAAGCAATGTATTGATAATCCACAAAAATCACAAAAATCACAAAATCCACAAAAATCACAAAATCCACAAAAA